GGATCCGCCACTTCTCTCATTGTATAAATGAAAGTTATAATTATAGTGTGACATTTGGTACATAAGTACTTAGAGTAACTACCTATTGTCACAGTATGTAGTAGAGATATTACTTAGTAATCTTCATATCTCTACAGAAAGCTGGCATACAATTAGTATTAGTATATGATTTATACTTTAAGAAACAATTCATTGAGTCAAATCTTTTTTGATGAGTCATGTATACTTCGTCGTGATTATACTGAACTGTTTCACCTTTCTTGTTTACAAATTCTATTACTGTATCTTTACCTATTAAGGATTTTCTTATTACAAATCTTTTTAACTTCATGTTATTATATTTTATTTATTATACTAATAATATATAATATATATATATATATAAATTGAAATGATATTTATTGAATATAAATAATGGAATGGGGCTGGGTAAAATAAATGAGTTTTAGGTAGGGGGTAGGGGTATAGGGGAGAAGGAGGGACACCATACTCCTATATTTACAATACGGGAGTAAATATGTAAACTACTATGTAATTATCTTATTTGTACAACAAAGAATAAAATACAACAACTATGGCAGTAACATTTACACCAACGCTTACGTTATCTAGTACGACAACTGGAACGGACGCTCTTAGTTTCTCAGTAACTAAAGACATAACGCTAGGGGATAACGACGTTAGAGTAACTAGAACGTACTCACCGCCTGATGCTCCTAACGGTGTGCAAATATTTGATACTAATTTAGGAAAATCTTATATATATGTTAAGAATACGCATGCTACATTACCTATATACTTAGGTGCGGCGGCTGATACCGCGGAAAGTGCACAGTGGATGGAATTAGCCGCTGGAGAGTTTGCTTTCTTTCCTTGGGCTGGAGTAGCCGATATATTCGCTAGTACAGGAGACGCTACAACAGCAACAGCAACAGCTGGTTTAGAAGTAACAATATTTGAAGCTTAAAATAAAAATATAATATGGCAACAACGACACCTACATTAACATTAGCTAGTACAGACGCATTTTCTGATCCACTAAGCTTTTCAACAACAATAGATCTAACTACAACATCACCATCAGCTGGTATAACTAGAGTTTCAACTGCTGAAAACCCATTTGGTGAGGGTGCTGGAGTAATAATACCAGAAAGCACAAGCCAATACTTTGTGTACGTAAAGCACTTAGGTGTGTTAGCATCGGACGGAACAACAGCATCACATGCAAGTAGCGACTTTGTGACATTAAGTGATGTTAACGGGACCGGTGGTGTAGTTATTAAACTACAACCTAGTGAATTTGCTTTCTTTCCCATGAAAGAGGGTGATGGATCAGATGATGGAAGTGGTGACGGAGGACTAAAAGTAACAGCTGGTTCTGCTGCAGTTATGATAGAATACGCATATTTTGCGAGATAATAAGGAAAATCCTTATACCTAATTAATTAAAACCAAAAACAATGACATACATATACTATAAAAGTAGTAATTATACTACAGAACCTAAAATTTCAGAAAAACAAATGGACGAGTGGAAGCACTTAGCCGCTAAAAAGAACTGGAGAATTACGCAATTACCTAACGGATTTTACCAAACAGAGGTAAATAAACCTGATAACAGCGATTCTTGGGTAGATATCACACGAAGAGAGACAATGGAGGGTGCGGAAGCTGCAATAAATGGCAGTGTAGAGCATTTTACTAAAAAATTAGAATATATAAAAGGCCCTAAAGTGGTCAAAACTTTTAAATAAAAACAATTATGGCATTCAAAATGAATAAGGCTGCGTTTAATTTCGGAAAAGGAACCGGCAGCAGTAGATTAACTAAAACCCCTCTTTATAAATCACCACCAATGGGGTCCGAAGGACCAACATTAGATGAGTTAGATGAAATTGCGAAAAAAAGATTCACAGGTGAACCAAAAGCAGACATGGATGCTGTAGTAGTTACTCCTAAAATGGAAGAAAAAAGAGATAAAAAGAATAAAAGAGAGAAAAAGCGTAAAGATAAGCGATTAGCTAGAATTAAAAAGAAAGAAATGAAAATCCGACACGACGGAAAAGACTCAGATGAGTACAAAAAAGCATCGGAAGAACTAGAAGCTCTAAAAACTGGTAAACAAAAAGTAAAAGCTAAAGTTAAAAAGGTTAAAAGTGATATTGTAGCTAAAGTTGATGACATTAAAGCTAACGTTAAAGATACTGTAGGTAAAGTTAAAAAGAAGTATACTAAGTCTGATGAAGAGAAAGAATTAAAGCAAAAGCAAAATTTAGCTAAACTTAAAAGAAAAAATCCTGAAAAGTACAAAGCACTAGAAGATGCCTCTAAAATGGCTGCTTCAAGTTTCACTAAAAACCCATCAGCGGCAATAGCAATGGGCGCTGGTAAAAAAATGAAAAAGTAATGGCACGTAGAAATAGAAAAGGTGGTAATACAGCAGGCATGAAAGGTTGGTCGGGTTGGGCAAATAAGCCCACCTCTGGCTTTCCAAAACCAACAGATGTAAACATACAGGCTGTTAAAGAACAAGCATATAAAGACGAGACGGGTGAGGAGTATCAAGATTCCGCAAAAGGTACGGAGTTAAAAGATACTGCTATGACAGAAATATTAAAAGATGATGACACTAAGCAGAATATTATTCAAAAGCTTTTTAAGAATAAACAAAAATCAATAAAAGTAGATTCTGTAGAGGATCAAGAAAAGAGAGAAAAATACGACAAAGAAGGTAACCCAATACGTACTAAAACTTATTATAACGAAAAGGGTGAGCCAATTTATTTCCGTGATGAGGATGCTAAGAAAAAGTACGAAGAACAAAAAAAGTACATAGAGGATAGAAAGTTTAATGTATACGGGGATAAAGCAACAGTCCATACTGATGATGAAGGTAAGTCTACAACAACTCCAGCAGGAAGAACTGACGATATGTATGTTTCCACTCACTACGAATCTGGAGCTGGTAACTTAACAGGCATAGGAGGTGAACCAGGTAAAGATGATATAAAGAAAGGTGGCTATCTGCATCCAAATACAGGAGAATATATAAGCGCTGAAGAAGCAGAAAAGATAAGAACAGCACATGATAATAGAAGGGAAAAATTTAAAATACAACAATTAGAAGACGAAAACGAAAGATTAGTTAATTATGATCCAAAGGCAACTGGTGTTACTGAAGATATAGATTTTAGTTTTGAGGGAGAGTTAGATGATAAATATAAAGATAGAGATAGAAAAATAGATATTGATACTGAAACTGGAGAACTAACAGAGAAAGTAAAAAGAAAAGGGCCAGCTGGTTGGCTTGGTATGCATAAGAAAACTGGTAGAACTAGTGTTGACGATGCGTATGCACAAGTTGCTGATGAGCAAAGAAAATTAGAAGAAGAAAAGAAAAATAAGAAAAACAAAAGGAAAAAGCCATCAAAAGAAGAAAAGCAAGCTATTAAAAATAAGAAAAAGCAAGATAAAATAAATAAAGAAAAATTAGTAAATGCCGCTAGAAAAGATGGTAAAGATCATTATTTTTATGAAGGTCAAAGATATAGTATAAGTCCAAAATTTTCTTAATATGGCGTTTAAACTAGGTTCAGAAAAAAGAGATTATAAATCTAACAAAAATGTTTCTTTTGCTGGCACACCAGTTAAAGAAAATGGAAATATGAACCCTGGTGTTGTAGCTCAAGCTAATAATGATGGTTCAATAGATGTAGATCCTAACGTTAATCTAAATAGTGAATTTGGAGCTAAAGTAATAAAGCACGAAATGAAGCACCAAGAACAAATGCAACAAGGCAGAGCAGATTACGGAGACAACTGGGTTATGTGGGAAGGCGGCATATACATTAGAAAAGAAGAAAACGGGCAACCAATAATTGATGGACCTAACGGTAAATGGCCAGAAGGACATCCTAATCACCCTTGGGAAGCTGAGGCTATCCAAGCAGAAACAGAATAAATAATATGGCAAGAACAAAATCAAGTAGAGGCAAAGAGCCTTTTCAAATGAGATCAGGTAATAACACTGAAACTGGAACACCATATCCTTTTTTAAAAGGATTAAAAAATATTGGCAAAAAAATAGTGGGAGCTACACCAATAGGTATGGCAGCAAAAGCATTAAAGGGTGGTAACGATTCTGGTTCTGCAACTGCAGGGGCTATGGGAGGCGCAGATGATGTTAACACAAAAATTGATGAAATACATTCAGCATTAGTTGGAGAAGAAGGAGACACAATGATGACTAAAAAAACACCTTATCCTACTAATGGAAACAATAACGATGAGTATGTTATAATAGATGGCAAAAAATATCGTAAAACTGGAAGAACAAAAAAAGAGGCGGAAGAGGCAAATAGGCCAAAAAGATATATAGATGGTAAACTAGTAACTGACGAAGAGTGGGAGGCTCACGGTGATATATAAAATTAAAATAGATAATTAAATATCTATACAAATAAAATCAAATCAAATTAAATTAAATACATTATGGAATATAACTTACCAAGCGAGTTGGTTAAAAACCTCGACTTTGGTGGTGAAGCTAAGGATAGAGTCATTACTGGAGTTAATAAATTAGCCCAAGCAGTAAAATCTACATTAGGTGCATCAGGAAGATGTGTTATTTATGAAGATTCAAGGGGCAAACCGGTCATAACAAAAGACGGTGTAACCGTTGCAGAAAGCGTAGTCTTATATGACCCGGTCGAGAATATGGGTGCAACCTTAATAAAAGAGGCTGCTAAAAACACAGTTAAAGAAGCTGGAGACGGTACTACTACCGCAACAGTGTTAGCAGAAGCACTAATCAAACAAATAGACGCTGCAGTCGCAGATGGTCTTACAATCAGAGAAATTAAAGACGGAGTAAATAAAACATTAGATAGTGTTATAAACTATTTAAATGATAAAGCTATTGATGTAGAAGGTAGTATGCTTAAATCTGTTAGTGCTATATCATGCAATAATGATGAGGAGTTAGGAGCTATTATAGCTGAAGCTTACGATAAGGTTGGTAAAAATGGTGTAGTACTCATGGAAGAAAGCGAATCAGAAGATACATATGTTGATATAGTTGATGGTGTAAAAGTAGACTGTAAGTTAACATCACCGCATTTTGTTACTAATACAGAGAAACAAACATGTGAGCTTGATAATCCGCTTGTTTTTATCTGTTCATCTGAAATACCTAACGTTAGAAAAATACAAAATATATTAGAACATGTTATTAAAAACAATAGAGCATTATTAATTGTAGCACCAGTTGCACAACAAGTTAAAGCGGCTTTACTAATGAATAAGGTTAAAGGTACTATAAAGGTTAATATTATTGATTTACCTGGCTTTGGTCCTACTAAAAAAGATGCTACAGAAGATTTAGCTATATTAACTGGAGCAACAGTAATGAACGAAGAACTTGGCGACGATTTAGATCTTATGAAGCCAGAGCATTTAGGTGAAGCTGAATTTGCTATTACTGATGATAGAAACACAGTGTTAACGCTTGAGGGTATGACTGATGGAATTGAAAATAGAATAGATGAATTAAATAAACATTTAGCTGAAGAGCAAAATGGTTTTATTAAAAAGAAGCTAGAAGATAGATTAGCTATGTTATCGGGTAGTGTTGGTATAATTAAAGTTGGAGCAAACTCTAAAGTTGAACTAAAAGAAAAGAAAGATAGAGTAGAAGATGCTATATACGCGACTAAAGCTGCGTTACAAGAAGGTATTGTTTCAGGTGGTGGTATAGCTTTATTGAATGCTAGCCAAGAAATAAAAGCTGATAAATGCGGTAACGTACTATTAAAAGCTTTATCTTCACCATTTAAAACTATACTTGACAATGCTGGCTTGATGCAAATAGCGCCTAGACCTGTAAAAGGTATTGGCGTTGATGTCACAACTAATAAGGAGGTGAATATGATTGATAAAGGTATTATTGATCCGGTACTTGTAACTAAATCTGCGCTTAAAAATGCTGTGAGTGTAGCTTTAACTATTATGTCAGCAGATTGTGTAATTTCAAATGTAAGAGTAAATGAAAGCAATTAATGATTACGTAATAGTAGATATAATAAAAGAAGGGCCTAAAAAAGTAGGTGGCTTTATATTAACAGATGAAACAGATGAAACTAACAGATATAAAAAAGGAACTATCATTTCTGCTGGAAATGACGCTCCAATTGTTAAAAAAGGTGACAATATATACTATGATGCTGTTGCTGGTCACGATATTAGTTATAATGATAGTATGTACAGGGTAATACGTGCTAGAGATATAGTTATAGTAGAATAATTACTATTCGCTAAAAACGTGTAATTACTATTAAAGTAGATTATACGTAAACTATAAACCATAAACAACAAACACAAAATCAAAAATTAATTATTAATCATTTAAAAAAATTACAATTATGAAAAGATTCGCTTATTTTCAAACAGCTGCAGACGAAGCTTTAGCTATGCCAGTAGATGATATTGATGGTATATACATCAACGCTGCTACTGAAGTAACTATTACAGCAACAAGAGATTTTGTTCAACACAAAGTTGTATTAAATATTGATACTGCTGGTGAAGAAGAAGCTGCTGTTAAAGGTATCGTTAGAGCTTTAAATGAAGGACCTCATTGTGATGGTCTTATCGTTATTGCTGACGACGAGAACTCTACGTACTGCACAAGTGAAATTACTTCTTGTGGTGCATTATCTCATGATATTACTCACGCTAGTTAATATTGAATGAGACTAACTAGTCACGATTTACGTGATTTACAAATCCTTAAGTATTACAGGCTCGTTAGAAAATGGGCCTGTAAGACTTACGGGTTGACTGATGCTGATCTTGAGTTACTAATTTATTTAGATTGTAAAGGAAGATTCACGCGTCAAGAATTTATCAACGGTACTTATACAATGAGTTGGGATAAAAACCGTTGGGAAAAATTAAGGAGGAATGGTTGGATAGAAACGTGGAGACACAGAAACAGAACAACCATCAAATACTCTGTATTCAAAACCTCTTTTAAATGCTCACACTTAATTAGTAGGATATACCGAATATTATTAGGAGAGGAGGATATACCTACTTCGGAAAAGAGTGTGTTTTTTAATAATCAATCATACACCGATAAGGTCATGAATAAGTCTATCGATGATATGATAAAAGACAATGAACGATGATAGGAAAATTTGTTAATGGCTTATTCGGCAAAATAGTAGATAATGCAGAAGGAATACTTGACAAGGTTGTTACAACAGACAAAGAGAGAGATGAAGCAAAGCTTGCTCTCCGAAGATTACTACTCGAAGCCGAAACAGAGGCCTTCGCTAAAGAAGTCGAAGACAGAAAAAGCGCTAGAGATATGTACAAAGACGATGCTTTTATTCAAAAAGTCCTTGCGACTTTATTTACAGCAGCGTACTTTGGATTAAGCTTTATGATGTTTAGATACTTCGTGATGGGTGATATAGAAATGGGTGAATTTGAAATAAGCTTTATATCAACAATATTCGGTGCTATGAGCGCTAAAGTAAATACGGTAGTCGATTTCTTTTTCGGCGGATCGTCTAAGAAAAATGAACAACAACAAAATAACAATAAATAATTATGGGAATAAATTCAACAGCAACATCTTATAACTTTGGCCAACTAGGTAGTGCTTATATGGCGGTAGACCATGGTGAAGATTTAACTCCACCAGATGGTATGGTTATTGTAGCTATAACAATGGTAGGAGATGATATAGTATTTGATAAACTAACTTGCGACACTAGTAATTCAGTTGTGTATAGTGGCACAGAAAGCAATAACGCATACTTTGGTATAACTAATGGTAACACTGGTGGAAATAGTGAAGCTGTAGTAGCTGATGGGACGCCAAAGTTTCCAGCTGGATTAACTATATACGGAAGATGGACAGTTGTTTCATTGCAGGCAGCTGATGCTGATGGTGGTATAATTGCTTATTTCGGTTACTAATGCCATTGGGTTGTAGTACTAGCTTGGGAAGAGCTAGAGGAAAAGGCAAAGCTACTTTTGTAAAAAGACATAAAGAAATTATTGATGCTAGAGGTTATACGGCTTTCCAAGGTTCAGCTTTGCAAAGCAGTGACGCTTGCCCTCTTAGTGACGCTAGTGTTAATATTACTTATTACCACGACGGTGCTGCTGTTATGCCTCAAGCTGGCGATAAGATTTACACTAGAAAACAAAAAAATCTTAAATATTTATTAACAACTGAAAACAAACATATTAAAGTTGGACCTGATAGAGGAAGATACTTTAATGTGAACTACAAAAGTGGCGTCGTTAATAGTATAGATGGTTGTTCTTAATAATAATTAAATTAAATTAAATAAAATGAGTAAAAAAGAAAAGTTGGTTGACTTAAAACCAAAGGTAGATAAAATATCTGATGAGCAATTAAAAGAGTTGCAAGCGGTATTAAACATCACAAATAATATTCAATTTAAAATTGGACAGCTAGAAGGACAAAAACACACGTTGTTACACGAGCTAGGATTGACGCAAAAAAAAATTGTAGATATACAGGATAAGCTTTCCAAAGAGTATGGTACTTTTGATATTAATGTTACGGATGGTACTATTAATAAAGAAAAAGATGAAAAATAATATTATTAGAAAAATTACCATAGGTAAAGATTACAAAAACGATGCTATGCATTATGCTGTGGGACAAGAAGTTTATGGTGGGCATAAAATTTGTGATATAGTAGAAGAGGAAGATAAGTATTGTATTTATATTAGAAAAGAAAATGTGGTAATACCTTGGAAGGATTTTAATAAAAATATGGCTATATCAGTTGAGTATAATCTAGAATATTAATGAATGCTTACAAAGATTTTATTGTCTCTCCTATTGGCGAGCGTTATAATAACACTAAACAAGTTGGTGAAAAAAAGTTAATTCTTAATACAGAGATGTTTAATCATCAATATGTTAATAGATTAGCAAAAGTAGTCGACACTCCGCTATTATTTCAATCGCCTTTAAATATAGGTGATGAAGTAATAGTTCATCATAATATATTTAGAAGATGGCATGATGTAAAAGGCAGGGAAAGAAATAGTAGATCATATTGGAAAGAAAATAAATATATAATATCTCAAGATCAAATATATTTATATAAACGTAACGATTGGGTTGCTATGCCAGGTTATAGTTTTGTTAAACCATTAGAGGCTACAAGTAAATATAATATTGAAAGTGAAAAACCATTAATTGGTATTATTAAATACTCAGATGGAACTTTTAATAAAAAAGAGTTAGTTGGGTTTAAGCCTGGCAGTGAATTTGAATTTATTATAAACGAAGAAAGATTATATAGGGTTATGAATAAATTTACTACAATTAAATATGAATATCAAGGAAACGAAAAAGAATATAATCCAAGCTGGGCACAAAGCGGTTGAGGAACTAATTAAAGTTGCTAGAGAAGAAATAGTTGATTCAGATGAAGATATATCAGCTGATAGATTAAAAAATGCAGCTGCTACAAAAAAGTTAGCTATATTTGATGCATTTGAAATATTAAACAGAATCCACGAAGAAGAAAATATGTTAGAGGATAAACCTATTGAAGAAAAAAAAGAAAATAGGTTTAAAGGATTTGCAGAAGGAAGATCTAAATAATGTACGAGCAAACTTTAGTTAAGGTTGTAAAACCTATAAAATTAAATACCATTAAAAGGCTTAATAAGTCTAAGAAATGGAAGTATGGTTATAATAAAGAAGCCGATATAGTCTGTGTGTCTAAAACAGGAATGATAGGTGATATAATTGAGATACAAGGTTTTCAAATAGCTTTACCTAAACAACCAAAAGAAGTATACAGTCTCAGTAAAATAAAAGAAGAGCAAAAATGGAAACAGTTTCCAGCTAATCCTGATTTTAAAAGAATTAAAACCGTATTTGACTGGCAGGACTACCCAGATGATTTTAAAGAAAAACATTATGGGTACATAGATGAAGAGTTTAGAAGAAGAGAAGAAGGCTTTTGGTTTATGAATAATGGTAAACCAACTTACATAACAGGTACACATTATATGTATTTACAATGGAGTAAGATTGATGTTGGTGCTCCAGATTATAGAGAGGCAAATAGATTATTCTTTATATTTTGGGAGGCTTGTAAAGCAGATAAAAGAAGTTATGGAATGTGCTATTTAAAAAATAGACGTTCTGGTTTTTCATTTATGAGTTCAGCTGAAACTGTTAATTTAGCTACATTAGCTAGTGATAGTAGATTTGGTATATTATCTAAAACTGGTAGCGATGCAAAGAAAATGTTTACCGACAAAGTAGTGCCAATTAGTTTAAATTATCCATTCTTCTTCAAACCAATACAGGACGGTATGGACCGGCCAAAGTCCGAACTCGCTTATAGGGTACCAGCTAAAAAGTTCACTCGTAAAAAAATGAGGGAACGTGAAGAGCAAGATGATATGGAGGGCCTTGATACAACTATAGATTGGAAAAACACAGGTGATAATAGCTATGACGGTGAAAAACTTTCTTTATTAGTGCATGATGAGAGTGGTAAATGGGAAAGACCTGATAATATAAAAAATAACTGGAGAGTTACAAAAACTTGTTTAAGACTAGGTAGTAAAGTTGTAGGTAAATGTATGATGGGGTCAACAAGTAATGCACTAGATAAAGGAGGGGATAATTTCAAAAACTTATACAATAATTCTGACGTAACAAAAAGAAATAGAAATGGACAAACAAAATCTGGATTATATTCTTTATTTATCCCAATGGAGTGGAATTACGAGGGATTTATCGATGAGTATGGTCAACCGGTTTTTAACACGCCTAAAGAAGAAAAAAAAGATCCACAAGGGTTAGAGATAGATTATGGAGTAATAGATCACTGGGAAAATGAAGCTGAAGGATTAAAAGATGACCAAGACGCTTTAAATGAATTTTACCGTCAGTTTCCTAGAACGGAAGAACACGCTTTTAGAGACGAGACGGGAAATAGTTTATTTAACTTAGTTAAAATATACGAACAAATAGATTACAACGAAGGTAACAGAAATTCAGCTGTATTAACTACAGGGAACTTTCAGTGGTCAAACGGTGTTAAGGACACGCAAGTAACTTTTAACCCAGATCCAAATGGTAGATTTAATGTTAGTTGGGTACCAAGTTTAAAATTACAAAATAACGTTATATTAAAAAATGGCGTAAGATATCCAGGTAATGAACATATGGGCGCGTTTGGTTGTGACTCATATGATATATCTGGAACAGTAGATAGCAGAGGTTCTAAAGGAGCTTTACACGGATTAACAAAATTCTCAATGGAAGACGCTCCAGCTAATACATTTTTTTTAGAATATATAGCTAGACCTCAAACTGCTGAAATATTTTTTGAAGATATTTTAATGGCATTAGTATTTTATGGTATGCCAATATTAGCAGAAAATAATAAACCTAGATTATTATACTATTTACGAAGAAGAGGATATAGAGGGTTTAGTATGAACAGACCTGATAAAATCTGGAACAAATTATCTGTAGCAGAAAAAGAAGTTGGTGGAATACCAAACTCTAGTGAAGATATAAAACAAGCTCACGCTGCAGCAATAGAAATGTATATTAATGACCATGTTGGTTTATTGCAAGATGGTACTTATGGTACTATGTATTTTAATGAAACTTTAAACGATTGGTCTAAGTTTGATATAAATAAAAGAACTAAGCATGATGCTTCAATAAGTTCTGGATTAGCTGTAATGGCTTGTAATAGACATTTATACAGACCAAATCCAAAGGTAGAAAAGCAGCCGGTAAATATACATATATCAAAATATAACAACAAAGGATTTCAATCGACAATAATAAAAAATAACGCATGACAGAGAATTATATAGACTTTCCATCACAAGCGGTTAGTGACCTAGAAAAACTATCTGAGGAATATGGGCTAAAAGTTGCTAAAGCTATAAAACAAGAGTGGTTCACAGGCGCTAATTCTAAATTTAATAGTAATATAAATAATTACCATAAATTGAGATTATATGCTAGAGGTGAGCAGTCTGTTAAAAAATACAAAAACGAATTATCTATAAATGGCGATTTATCTTATTTAAATTTAGACTGGAAACCTGTTCCTATAATACCTAAATTTGTAGACATAGTTGTAAACGGAATGTCTCAAAGAAATTATGAAATATCTTGTTTTTCTCAAGATCAGTATGGTGTCAGTAAAAGAACTGAATATATGGAATCTATAATACGAGATATGAAGGCTAAAGAATATAGTAATCTAGTTCAAGAGCAATTTGGTATAGATATATTTGATAATAAACCTGAAACTTTACCAGACACTGAAGAAGAATTAGCGTTACACATGCAATTAAATTACAAGCAAGCTGTTGAATTAGCAGAAGAGCAAGCTATAGACGTTTTAATGGAAGCTAGTGATTATGACTTAATAAGAAGAAGATGCTTGTATGATTTAACCGTGCTTGGTGTAGGTGCAACAAAAACAACTTTTGATTGGACTGACGGTGCTAAAGTTAAATATGTTGATCCAGCTAATTTAGTTTATTCTTATTCTGAATCTCCATATTTTGAAGATATATATTACGTTGGTGAATTAAAAGAAATACCAATAAATGAATTAGTTAAAGAGTTTCCTGATTTAACAGAACCTGAAATAGAAGAAATAGTTAAAAATTCTGGAAAAACAATATATGCTGGTCATGATTATAAAGCTAATACAGATAAAAACAAAATAGAGGTTCTGTACTTTAATTATAAAACACACATGAACGATGTTTATAAGTTAAAGAAAACTGGTAGTGGAGGGGAAAAGGTTATACAAAAAGACGACACATTTAATCCTCCGGTTGAAAGCATGGACGGTAATTTTAGTAAGTTAGAAAGAGTTATTGAGGTTTTATACGAAGGCGTTTACGTTATAGGTATTGATAAGCTACTAAAATGGAAGATGGCTGATAATATGATGAGATCTGAATCTGACTTTGGTTCGGTAAAAATGAATTATCAAATGGTAGCTCCTAGAATGTACAGAGGAAAAATAGAATCTATAGTTAGTAGAATAACAGGTTTTGCTGATATGATTCAATTAACTCATTTAAAGTTACAACAAGTTATGGCTCGTATGGTGCCAGATGGTGTTTATCTTGATGTTGACGGTTTAGCTGAGGTTGATTTGGGTAATGGTACTAACTATAATCCACAAGAAGCTTTAAATATGTTTTTCCAAACTGGTTCTGTTATTGGTAGAAGCTTTACTAGTGAAGGATCTGGTAATCCAGGTAAAGTTCCTATACAGCAAATAAATAATGGTGTAAATAGTGGTAAAATACAAAGTTTAATATCTACGTATAATTATTATTTACAAATGATACGAGACACTACAGGGCTAAATGAAGCTAGAGATGCAGCAACACCTGATAAAAACGCTTTAGTTGGCGTTCAAAAGTTAGCAGCGGCTAACTCAAATACAGCAACTAGACATGTATTACAATCGATGTTGTATTTAACAGCTGAAGTAGCGGAGTGCATGTCATTAAGAATAGCTGATATAGTAGAGTACTCACCTACAAAAGATGCTTTTATTAGAGCTATTGGAGCACATAATGTTGCTACTTTAGAAGAGTTAAAAGATTTACATCTGTATGACTTTGGTATTTTTATAGAACTACTACCAGATGAAGAGGAAAAAGCTATGTTAGAAAATAATATTCAAGCAGCAATAGCTCAGCAGTCTATTGATTTAGATGACGCTATAGATTTAAGGTCTGTAAGAAATGTTAAATTAGCAAATCAATTGTTAAAAGTAAAAAGAAAAACAAAAGCGTCTAGAGATCAGCAAATGCAGCAAGAAAATATGCAAGCTCAAGCGCAAGCTAATGCTCAAGCACAACAAGCGGCCGCTCAAGCTGAAATGCAAAAAGCTCAAGCTAAAACACAAGCTGAAGCTCAATTAGAACAAACTAAAAACCAATTACAAACTCAATTTTTACAAGCTGAGGTTCAGGCTAAAAAAGAACTAATGCAATTTGAGTTTGAGTTAAACTCTAAGTTAGAAGAAATGAAAAAAGAAACAGATGACTTAAGAGAAAATAAACGAGAAGATAGAAAAGACGAAAGAGTTGATATGCAAGCTAATCACCAAATGAATATGATCGAACAAAGAAAACAGGGCGATTCTAATAAAGATTTTGAATCATCAGGTAATGATATACTTAGCGGAGGCGCGGGTATGAGTAAATTCGGTCTTTAATTTTTAATATTTTATAAAATTTTATTATGATAGAACTAAATGAAGAAGTTGTTGAAGAAACAACTAGTTCAGCTGAAGAAACAACTGAACAAACAAATGAGCAACCTGTAGAAGAGGTTACTGAAAAACCAGAAATAGATGAATCTAAATTTGATAGTGCTGGTAACGACAGTGTTATTAAAGTAGATCTAAGTAAACCACCTATACAACCAACTGATAACGTAGAAAAAGTAGAGAACAACGAAGAGGAACTACCAGTAATGGAAGAAGTAACTGTAGAAGATCTTAAAGAAACTGAGCAAAAAGAAGTTGAACAAATACAAAGTGAAACTGTCAAAGCAATAGAGAGTTCAGAGGCCACAGGTAAACCTCTTCCTGAAAATATACAAAAGCTTGTTAGCTTTATAGAAGAGACAGGTGGAGATATACACGATTACGTAAAGTTAAACAGAGACGTTAGCGAAATGGACGACTCTGATGTGTTAAATGAGTATTATAAGCAAACTAAATCTCATTTATCAAACGAAGAAAGATCGTATTTATTAGAAGATTCTTTTGGTGTCAATGAAGATATAGACGACGAAAGAACAATACGAATGAAAAAAATAGCCCTCAAAGAGCAAGTTGCCGAGGCTAAAGCCCACTTAGACGGGCAAAAGTCTAAATATTATGAAGAAATTAAAGCTGGGTCAAAGTTGACCGAAGAGCAAAAGCAAGCTATAGATTTTTTCAACAGATCTGAAAAACAAAAAGAAGTTATAGAAACAAACAAAAGAACGTTTTTAAATAAAACTGATAGTTTCTTTGGACAAGATTTCAAAGGTTTTGAATATAATGTCGGAGATAAAAAGTACAGGTTTAACGTTAAAGATGTTAATAAAGTTAAGGAAACACAAAGTGATATTAATAATTTTGTTAGTAAGTTTACTGACGGAGAAAATTCAACTATTAAAGACGCCGCTGGTTACCATAAATCTTTGTTTACCGCTATGAATCCTGACGCTATAGCAAAACATTTTTATGAGCAAGGTAAATCCGATGCTATTAAAGATAGAGTTATTAAGGATAAAAATATTAATTTGGACCCTAGACAAACCCACGGTGAAACAAACGTTGGTGGTGTTAAAGTTAGAGTTTTAGGCGAATCTGCTTCTGATATGAAAAACAGATCTTTTAAGATTAGAAAAAGAAAATAACAACAATTTAAAATAAATTAATTATGGCAATTACTCCAGGAACGCAGAGTAGAGGCGCTGCAATACAAGCGACTACATCTGCAAATTATTTAGACATCCAAGACAATGGATGGGCACAACAGTATCTTCCTGACCTAATGGCTAAAGAAGCTGAGGTATTCGGGCAAAGAACTATCTCTGGTTTTCTTACTCAAGTAGGTGCAGAAGAGGCTATGTCAGCTGATCAAGTTATTTGGTCAGAACAAGGTAGATTACACCTTTCATACAAATGTGATATGTTAGATGTTACAGCTAGTACAATTAATATTACTCATAATATTGATGGTGTAGCTCAAACAACAGATCACGGTATTAGAGTTGGTGATCAAGTATTAATCTCAGGTGGTTCAGGTGCTACTGTTACAGCTCGTGTAAGCGCTGCTGCTGCAGCATCTCAAACTATTACTGTACAGCCTTATGGCGCTGCTCATATGACAAACTTGTCTTATGTAAACGGTGACAACTCTTGTACAATACTAGTATTTGGTTCTGAAAACGCTAAAGGAACTAGCTATTCAGCTCCTAACAGATCTAATAAACCTGCTTTCACAACATTTACTAACAAACCAATTATATTAAAAGATTTGTATGAAGTATCAGGATCTGATGCTGCTCAAATTGGTTGGGTTGAAGTATCTGGTGAAGACGGACAAAATGGTTACTACTGGTACTTAAAAGCTGAGGGCGACACTAGAGCTAGATTTAATGATTACTGCGAAATGAGTATGATTGAATCAGAGCTAGTACATGCTGACTCTGCTATTGCGTTACCAACTGATGGTGGTGCAGGTACAGCGGGTACTGAAGGTTTATTTGCTGCTATTGAATCAAGAGGACATCAATCATCTGGTGTAACAGGTGTTAACGCTGCTACTGATTTAGCAGAGTTTGACGCTATACTAGCTGAGTTTGATAAAAATGGTTCAATTGAAGAAAATATGATGTTTGTTAATAGAGCAACTGCTTTAGCAATAGATGATATGTTAGCTTCAATGAATTCTTATGGCGCTGGAGGTACTTCTTATGGAGTATTTGACAACGACGAAGATATGGCATTAAACTTAGGTTTTTCAGGATTTAGACGAGGTTCTTATGACTTTTACAAATCTGACTGGAAATACTTAAATGATTTAGCTACAAGAGGTGGTATTAACGCTGCTGCATCTACAGATGCAATAAGAGGTGTTATGATTCCAGCTGGTACTTCAACAGTTTATGACCAACAAATGGGTAAAAACTTGAAAAGACCTTTCTTGCACGTTAGATATAGAGCTTCTAATACAGAAAGTAGAAAAATGAAAACTTGGGTTACAGGTTCAGTTGGAGCTACTACATCTGATTTAGATGCAATGCAAGTAAACTTCTTATCAGAAAGATGTTTAGTTACGCAAGGTGCAAATAACTTTATGTTATTGAACTAGTATTTATTTAAGATAGGGCGGTTCGCCGCCCTATTTTTTTATTAATTTTTATTATATTATATTATGGCAAAGAAAAAAATGGCTAAGGTAGAAGAACCTATAGTCGAAGAAACAGTAGCTGTTAAAGAGCAGCCGGTTGTTAAAGAGCAACCTAAAGTTAAAATTCCTGAGATAAAAACAAAATCAAAGGATATGTGGGAAATAAAAGATAGAACGTATTTATTATCTAATAATAAAAAACCTTTAAGTAAAATGATTAAGGGTGCTAATATATATTATTTTGATGAAGAAAAAGGGTACGAAAGAGAATTAAAGTATTGTGAGAATCAAAGAACATGTTTTGTTGATGAGATGCAAGGTGATCATAGATTAGCACATATAGTTTTTAGACAAGGTATATTATTTGTTCCTAAAAACAAAGTGGTACTTCAAAAATTATTATCTTTATATCACCCAATGAGGGACAAAGTATTTTACGAACTAAAACCTGTTGAGGTAGCAAAATCTCAATTAGATTGGTTAGAGTTTGAAATTGAAGCCTTATCAATAGCAAAGAGTTTAAATATAGACGCTTGTGAAGCTATAATGAGAGTTGAGATTGGATCTAAAATTAACGATTTAAGTTCTAAAGAATTAAGAAGAGATTTATTACTTTTTGCAAAAAGAAACCCTCAATTATTTATAGAGCTAGCTTCGGATCAAAATATTAAATTACGAAATTTTGGTATTAAAGCTACAGAAATGGGTATAATTAAATTATCTGCAGATCAACGAACTTTTAGCTGGGGATCTAATGATAGAAAATTAATGAACGTTCCTTTTGATGAGCATCCATATTCAGCATTAGCTGCATGGTTTAAGACTGATGAAGGTATGGAAATATTTTCAAATATAGAAAAAAGAATGAACTAGTTAATTTAAATTAACAAAACTATAGCCACCTTAACGGGTGGCTATTTTTATTTAAAGGCTAACCTTCCACTTTATTATGTAACTATAATATAGTAAAATATAAGCAAATGGATATAAATATAAATACAGTATATGAAAAGGTTTTAGCGTTAGCTAATAAAGAACAAAGGGGTTATATAACACCCCAAGAGTTTAATTTACTTGCAGATAAAGCACAAAATGAAATATATGAAAATTATTTTCATCAAGCTAGAAACTCAAACGCTAAGTTAAAAGATGATGAAGGGGCTAATGATCCTTTAGAAATGATTGAAGCTAAATTAACTCCTTTTTTAAAATCAAATACAAATACTAATGTTTCTAGTGGAATATTAACGCTACCTAGTGATATATATAAAATAGATATTATAAGAGTAGGAAATAACCTTGCTACAGAGATAAATAAAAAAGAAGAAAGGCTTATTATATCTTTAGGGCAAACTGGATCAATATTGTACCCAACTAGCGTTAGACCTGTTTTTAGTAGAGTTTCCCCCACTACAATTAAATTAACTCCAGCACCAACTGATAGTTCCACTTGCACTATTGATTACTACAAACAACCAGTCGCTCCTCAATGGGGTTATGTTATTGTTAACGAAAAAGCTTTATATAATAGTAATACTAGCGTTAACTTTGAATTAGCCATATCTGAGCAAGAGCCTTTAGTTTTAAGAATATTAATGCTAGCTGGTTTAACAATACAACGACCTGATGTTATACAGGCTGGTGGTCAAGGCTTACAAATGATTAATCAAGAACAAAATAGCTAATTATGGGATTATTAGGATCAACAAATCAAAATTCGTATTATTCAGGTAGTGATTTCGGTACGTACCAGTTTGTAACTTTAGATACTATTATAAATAACTTCATGTATATATACGTTGGGGAAAATAAAATAATAACTAAAGTTAATAGAACAGACGTACAGTTTCACGCGATGAGAGCTTTACAAGAACTATCATATGATGTTTTAAAGTCTTTTAAATCTCAAGAAATAGAAGTGCCAAATACTTTAACTATGGTTTTACCTCAAGACTATGTTAACTATACTAAAATAACAAGAGTGGGAACAGATGGTGTAGAGAGAGTTTTATACCCAACTAGAAAAACTTCTAATCCTTTCGCTATATCACAAGACGCTGACGGTGTTTATCAATATACACCTATACAAGGCGCACTTCCGTTAGATGTTACATATGAAAATCTAGCAGAACAAACTCCTAGTAATGCTATTTCAAATTTTCAAGATCAAGCCCCAGCTAATTATAATTTATATGACATAAATTCCCAATCAGATGTAGAAGTATCTTATCAAGGTAGAAGATATGGTTTAGATCCTGAAACAGCGCAAATGAACGGGGTTTTTTATATAGATAACTTAAGGGGTAAAATACAATTTAATTCAAGTTTATCTGGGCAAACAATAGTGTTACATTATATAAGTGATGGCTTAGGTACTGATGCGGAAATGGTTATTCATAAGTTCTGTGAAGAAGCTTGTTATAAATGGATAATGTATGGGGTTTTATCTGGTAGATCTAATATACCAGAGTATATAGTTCAAAGATACAAACAAGAGAAGTTTGCTGAAACTAGAAAAGCAAAAATAAGATTATCAAGTATTAAAATAGAAGAATTTGCTCAAGTGTTAAAAGGTATGGGCAAACAAATTAAATAACTATGCCACAAATTAAACAGAACTTTTCGGGTGCTAAAATGAACAAAGATCTTGATGAAAGAATTGTTCCAAGAGGCCAATATAGAGATGCTTTAAATATTAAAATATCAACTAGTGATAGTGATAGTAGTGGCTTTGGTAATGTTGGTACTGCTCAAAATCTAGAAGGTAATAAACAAATAACAACTACTTCAGCAACTGTTGGTTATGATGGTAAATCATCAAATATAATAGGTAGCGTTGCTGATGAAGGTAATGATAAGGTATACTTTTTTACAGCAGCCCCCGTTCCAGCAGATGGAGTGGCATCAATATCACCTGCAGATATAATAAGTGAAAAAACATGGATTGATAGTATAGTAGAAATAGAAGCTGTTGGTGATGGTGAAATTATAAGACCTGTTATTGTAGATGTATTTGCTGTTACTAGTACAATGATACAAACAGTGGATCAAACAGTCTCTTTAGTTACGGGTGATAACTTTTCAAATGGCTACACACAATTAACTGTTTTAGATGGAACAAAGTATAGAGTTGGTATGCGAATGTATGCACAAAAAAGTGATAATACTAACTTATTTTCAGATGGTAATGACGAGTACGTTACAATAGTTAAAATTACAAGTAATGTCTTAACATTATCCGCTCAACAAACAGTAGATTATACTTTAGCTAGTGTATTTAAATTTATATACCCAGAAAGAGTTTTAGAATTTGATTACTATAAAGGAGATGTTTTTAATAGCTCTAATGTAATACCATCTGCGTCTATAAGTGTGTTAGACAACTTACTTATATGGACTGATGGTAAACATGAGCCTAAAAAAATAAATATAGATAGATGTAAAGCTGGAACATCGAGTCTTACAGCTCACACACAGTTGTACGTAAATGAACCAGGCACTGATGTTCCTGTATTAATTGATCAACTTGAGTATACTAGTTTTTTTCAAATATCTAATGACATATTAAAAGAGCATATTACAGTAATTAAAAAAGCGCCAGTACTTCCACCAAGTATAGAAATAAAAAGCTCTGATAGGGATCAAGGTCAAGATATTCCTATACAGTTTAATTTTATTGAAAATTCAACTTTACCTAGTGTTGGTGGTACTAAATATATTACATTCCCTGATACTATAGATTTTAGAGTAGATGATATTTATAGCTTTGAGGCGTCTAATGTCGTTGATCCAATTACCATACGTATTAAAATACTAGAAATTGATGAAGAAAATTCAAACTTAGTAACAGCCGAGCTTTTATTTATAGATAGTGATTTAACAGCTCAGTCAGTTATCAATAACTGGATTGTTAATCTTGAAACTAAAAGACCATTTTTTGAAACTAAGTTTGGTAGATTTGCTTATAGATATCAATATGAGGATAATGAGTATTCTAGTTTTTCTCCTTTTTCAGATTTAGCTTTTTTACCTGGTAATTTTTTATATACACCTAACAAAGGTTTTAATGAAGGTATGGTTAACACGGCTAGAAAAATAGCGGTTAGAGATTGGTTACCTACAAATTATAGTAGACCACTTGACGTAAAAACTATTGATATATTATGGAAATCTACAGATGATAGTAATGTTTATATAGTAAAAAGCATTAAAAGGCAAATAGACACAGAGTGGAAAAACATGGCTGATAATTCTACTTTAAGTAACACTGGTGAATTTATTATAACATCAGAAATGATACATAGAGTTGTTGAATCTAACCAAATGTTAAGAGCTTGGGACAACGTACCTAAGTACGCAAAGGCTCAAACTATAACTAGCAATCGAATTGTTTATGGTAATTATACGCAAGGTTATGATTTAGATGCAAGTATTGGTTTGCTACAAACTATAGTCTCTAAAAAAGGATTATTTCCAACCGCTCAAAAATCTGTAAAATCTATTAGAAATTATCAATTTGGTGTAGTGCTAGGTGATAAGTATGGTAGAGAGACTCCAGTAATGTCAAATGGATATAAAAATGAAAATGGTGATGTTTTAGATAGTAGTGTTAAGGTTGAGAAAAGTTTAGCTAGTTATTCAAATAAATTTAAAATAAAACAAAGTTGGACTGATTCAGACCCAACGCAAATGCCTTGGATAGAATATATAAAGTATTACGTTAAAGAAACCTCTAATGAATATTATAATCTAGTGTTAGATAGAGTGTATGACGCTGGAGACGATAATATTTGGTTAGCTTTTAATTCCGCTGATAGAAATAAAGTTGACGAAGAAACTTATTTGATACTAAAAAATGAGCATGGTAATCAAACTCCAGTGGATGAAGAAGCTAGATATAAAATTATAGCAATATCGAACGATGCACCAGATTACATAAAAACTGATGAAAGAGAATTTGATTTAATAGAAATAAACAAAGGAAACGTTTATGGCGATGACAATGGAGATGGTGTACCTAATAATGTTACAGACGCAGTGCCTAGTAGATTAATAGGTTTTAAAACTATAAGAAGTAGTAATTTCCCAACAACAGATGACTTAGAATTTAAAGGAATACCTAAAGTTAGAATAGTAGCACAGTACACAACAGGCGGCGTTACTTACGAAGCTAAAAGCTCCCTTAAAACAATAACTAGAATTTTTGAAACAGATGAGACTGGTGATGGTGGTGTTGCTATTAGAGAGGCTTTTATAGAAGGTGACGTTAGCATGCATCAACGTATATTAACTCAACTACCTGATGCCAGTGTTTTAGATCCTATAGCTGATGCTGATGTTGATAATAACTTTAAGTACTTTATACAACTTGTAGATGCTGTAGTAGAAAACAAACCTCAATTTGATGGTAAGTTTTTTGTTAAAATAGCAAAAGATAATACTTTAGAGGCTAGAGTTTTAAGTGCGTCGTTAGGTGAATACCAAGTTTTAAATACTTATGAACTTGCATTTTTAGCAGATGAAGCAACTAATCCAGCTTTAGACACTAATGAATATGCTTCAGAAATGCTATATGAGTCGGAAAACTGGGAAACAGTCGCTCAATTTACTAATTCAAATATAGCGGGAACAACAGGTGACTTACCTAACTTTATAAACCTTAATGGAGATTCTGGTGCTACTGATAATTTTTGGGTATCGTGGTACAACAACGCTAATAGAACAGCTGATATATTTATTGATAGTGTGCCAGCGTTTAGCGGATTTAATTTACAAGTAAACGGCGTAGACGCGTTGACTGATTTTAACTCTGGGTACACGCCTATGAATACTGTAGATGGTGTTACAAATTGGCATCCGCAAGGGCTTTCTAATGGTGCTTTTTCAAATGGCACATTAGGTCAGTTTACTTTTTCTATTATTGGAAAAGATGGGTTTACTGGTACTAATTCTTATTTTAAAAGTAAAATGCAACAAACTGGAACGTTGTTTAGATTTAGAGATGATCCTAATCAAGAGGTTTATTACGTTGAAACAGCGCAAGAACAAACAATAGGTAATTCCGGTGAAGTTATTTCAGGTCCTATTAATATAGAAAGTAAAAACTTTGATAACGATGGGTCAAGTAATTACGTTGATAGAACCTCAATAATAGTTAGATTTAAAAGAATAGGTACTAATGGACAACCTATACAACCAAACGTTGGTTTAGACCCAACAGTTTGGGATCCTAGAGGTACAGTTAAGCATAACGGTCTTACTAGTATGACTATTGATTTTATTCAAAGAGTTGCAGTTGGTAGTTTGTTAGACGATTCTATAACTACTAGCGCAGCTTGTTTTGAAACAGAACCTAAAGAAGATGTTGGGTTAGATATATACTATGAAGCTAGTGGTGCGGTACCAGTTAAGTTAAAACAAAGTAATATAATAGCGTTTACTGGATCAAATCAAATTAAAGAAAGAGCTAGCAAATTTAGTGTTGATAACAGAAAGTTAACAAACAATGAAAGTGTAGAGGTTAATTTAACTAACAATCCATACGTTTATCAAACTGTGGGAGATGACAACGTACATATAAAAGATGACAATGGGTTTTTAACTACCACAAGTGGTGTTGGTGTTGCTATAGGTGACATTGTTAAATTTGAACATCAAAGCGGATTAATTACTAAATCTAAAGTTTTAGATCACTCTAAACTCTTGTCATCAGCTGTGCCTGTACCTTCAGATAGGTACACGTTGTCAGGTGATGGAAATAATGCTATTTTAAATGATGATATTCCTCCTTATATTACTGTAAGTGTTGGTGATTCTAATTATAGTAATATAGAAGTTGGTATGGAAGTAACTGGAGATAATGTTCAACCTGGAACTTTTATTGAGAGTATTCAAGGCGCCTCATTTAAATTAAACCAAAAACTAATTACAGAAGGTAATTCTAGTTTTACATTTATTGATGTAACTGGTTTATTTAGAATCGAAAAAGAAGTATGGAAGTATTCAGTAGAATTACCTTGGTTTAACTGCTATTCATTTGGTAATGGTTTAGAGTCTGATAGAATAAGAGATGATTTTAATGCGCCACAAATAGACAACGGCGTTAAGGTATCTTCTACATTTTTAAATTACGGAGAAGAAAAGAAAACTAGCGGCATGATATTCTCTGGATTATATAACTCTACGTCAGGTGTTAATAATCTAAATGATTTTAATATGGCAGAAAAAATAACTAAAGACGTTAATACTACTTACGGCTCTATACAAGCGCTTAAAGCTAGAGATAATGACGTTGTTGTTTTTACTGAAGACAAAGTGTTAAAAGTACAATCTGGAGGTAAGGACGCTTTATTCAATGCTGATGGTAAAGCTCAATTAACGGCTAGTAATAGAGTTTTAGGAACAACAATACCTTTTGCTGGTGATTTTGGTATATCTAAAAATCCAGAATCTTTAGCTGTTGATAATTATAGAATGTATTTTGCTGATAAGCAAAGAGGTGCTGTTTTAAGATTGTCTGGTAATGGCGTCACACCTATATCAGATGTTGGTATGAAAAATTATTTTAGAGAAAATTTGAAATATTATCCTAATATAACAGGATCATTTAATGGTGTAGATAGCGAATACAATATTACGTTACATGCAACTAGTAAGTTTAGCCAAACAACTCAAGAAACAATTTCTTTTAGTGAATCAGCTAAAGGTTGGGTTAGCTTTAAATCTTTTACACCATTAACAGCTGTTAGCCTTGCTGATAAATATTACTCTGTTAATAACAACACAGTATGGAGACATCATCATCCTAGCGCTTTAAGAAATAATTTTTATGGCACTCATTTTGATTCAACAATTGAGGTATTATTTAGTGACATGCCTGGTACTATAAAATCTTTTAAAGCTATTAATTATGAAGGTAGTCAAGGTAATATTACTCAATTTACAACTGAATCTGTTACTGATGCTGCTGGTAATACATTTACAGCTAACGATCAAGAGTACTATAATTTATCATCAAAAAATGGTTGGAATGTAACAAGTATAGAAACAGATAAACAAGAGGGCTATATTCCTGATTTTATAGAAAAAGAAGGTAAGTGGTTTAATTATATACAAGGGGTAACTACAACTAATGCTAATTTAGACACTAGTGAGCTTTCAGTACAAGGTATTGGGTTTCCACTGGTTAATCCAACTAATACTCAAACGGAAGATGATATAATAATACAAGCAGTAGATGCTAACGGAGAAAACTTATAAAATTTAAAACATGCCATATAATTATACAGTATCAGAATTTAATTTTACAGAAGCACTACAAGATGCGGTTTATGCTGGTAACATGATTACGGGCGGTAGCGTAACTATTACCCCTAATTCAGGCTATGTTGTTTCAGCCTCTAGCTTTTCAGCTGCTGGTACTTTGCCAGCACAATTTGCTAGTATTTCATTCACAGATACCGCTGTAGCAGGTGAAGTAAATAATACTGTAACCGTAACATTTGTTTTCTCTGCATTATTTGAAATGTCTTCTGCGGCAAATACTATAAACTTACCTATATCAGGCCACGCTGATGTAGTAGATTTAAAAAGACAAATTAGTTTTGATATTGATTTTATTGATAATACTACAGAAAATACAAACGGAGACGTTCCTGGAGGTAATATTTCTGGTGCTTATGTTGGCTCAACAGCTGGTAGCCCAATTCAAATAACAAGTATTTTTTCGGCAAACTACGCAAATGGCCCAACAATAGATGCTAATAATAATATAATAATAGCAAGTATTCTTCTTAATGCCGATAGTAATTTTCACTTTGACGAAGATGCTACAATTAGTATAGAAAACGCACCAAGTAGTGCTGATTTTTCATTAGTTCCTCAAACAATTGCTTCTACAAATAGTGATGGTAAAGTTACCAGTAGATTTTATTATTTAAAATTAAATAGTGACGTTAGTATACCAAATGCGTTAGGATGTAAAGTATTTATACATTACGAGGGTTTAGCTGATACTACTGCAACTAAAGAAATAAAAGAAGTTATATATGGTGAGCCTGAAATATCTATAAATGGTGCTACAAGAAGAATAAAGATAGTTGGTGACGTAGGGGCGAAGTTTGATTTAACTGTAACTAAAAATAGTAACAACACATCTATAATGGACACTAATTTAGCTAACGCTGATGTTATTCATATTCCAGCTGGAATAATAAGAGGTTTAAATAAAACTTTAACAGCTGCAAACACAGGTCAATTGTTTGCCACATATGAATTTATTCAAGAGTTTCCATCAGCTAGCGCTAATGAAATATATCATATAAATGTAACACCTAAAGATAGCACTATATTAAGTTCTAACTTACCACAAACAGCACCACAAGGAATAATATATCAATATATAAATCCTACCTTAACAATAAAAGCAACTACAGCTAATGTTCTGTTAGCAAATCAAACTGATATAGTTTACATTGGAAGACCAAATAAAAAACCAGATAGATTAAAACATATTAAAACTGTAGCAGAAACTTTTCAAATTGATTATACTATTACTAATTCAGCTGGTAGAGAGGTTAGCAAAGTTGATGATGATCCTAAGTGGTCAAGTACGGTTTCTACAAACTCCGATTGGACTTATTCTTTGTATTCAACAAATGGTGGAACTCATATTGAAATAGTTAATATAGTAACAACTTATGGAACACCATCAGCAACATTAAAAGCTGATGTAATAGTTAAAAAGTTTGGAACAGCCGATGTAACAATGGTTCTAAATTTGGACGATATATTTGCAGCATCTTAAAATTATAATTTATGGCAACAATAACAATACAAGTAATAAGAACAGATTATCCGTCTTTACAAATAGGTGATACAGCATATTATTCTAACGTAACTAGTACAGCTGGCTTTGACACTAGTAGTAGTTTTACTAAAATAGGTTTAATAACAGGTATAAACAATTCAACAACTTTAGATGACGGAACAGAAACAACTACTTTAACATGTGAAATAGGTAACTCTACTCCTATTCCTACTACATCTGATTTTATATTCTTTTCTAAAGACAATAAAGTTAACTTAACATCTTTATTAGGATATTTTGCTTCAGTCAAGTTTAGTAATTCATCAGCTAGTAAAGCTGAATTATTTTCAATTAGTTGTGAGATAGCAGAAAGTAGTAAATAATAATCAAAAAATGTAACTATATAATAGTAAAATAACAACATGGGAACAATTAAAAAAGATAAAGAATCACCATTTCAAATATTTGGAGCCATTGGAGGTTTAGTCGGAGGTATATACCAAGGCGTACAAGCTGGTAAAGCTGCTAAAAAAGCAGAAGCTGCTGAGGCTGAGGCTAAGAAAAACCAAAGAGAAATGCAAGACTATTACATGTCTCAAGATATTAGTAATCCATTTAAAGGGATGCAAAATCAATATGCTGGATTAGAAAATAAAATGGAAGATTTAACTGTTGACCAGAAAGCAGCTGAATTTGCTTCTCAACAATTTGCGCAAAGTCAATCTAATATTATGTCAGGGCTAAGAGGAGCAGCTGGTGGTAGTGGTATAGCGGCTCTAGCACAAACATTAGCACAACAAGGTCAAATAGCAGCTCAAAAATCTGCAGCTGGTATAGGTCAACAAGAAGCTGCAAACCAAAAAGCTGCAGCAAGTCAAGCTGCTAACTTACAAATGAAAGAGGCTTCTGGCGCACAAAATGTTGCTGAAAGAATAGCAATGGGAGAACAAAAAGCTCAACAAATGGATCAACAAAGAAGACAAACATTAATGAACGCTGCTAATACAGAATATCAAGCCGCTCAAGGTACAGCAGCCGCAGCTCAATCTCAAAAAGATCAAGCAATAGGTGGGGCCATAGAAAGTGGCATAGGTTTAGTTGGTAGCTTTTTTGGGGGATAATAGTTTAAAAATATAATTATGGAACAAGATAATATAAATCAACCACTTATTTTAGGGTCAGAGGGTAACCAACCACTTCCAATGGTAACAAATGAAGAGTTGTTAAATTCAGCTAATAAAGAAAAAAATAGAGATATAACTAAAAAAGACCAAAAAGAGTTAGATATATTAAAAGAAGAGTTTAAAAAAGATAAAGAAATATTTGCTAATGACGAAAGTTCTAGAGATGAACTAACTAGTAAGGTTGTTTTAGCGGGTGAAAGAATGTTTAAAGATGATTCTTTTAGGCAAGAGTTAGCTAGTATTATTACTGACACTAATACAATTGGTCATGATCCAGTTAGTAAGTTTTCTAAATATGCAAATAATTTTAATGACATTATAAATGGAAATTTAAATATAACTTACGATGATAACATGCCTGGTTACGAATTAGCTGATGGTTGGAAATCTCAACAAGAAGTGTTAGATATGATAAAAGCTAATAACGTTGATCAGAAGTCTAAAGAGGGTTTTAAAATTTTATTGGACAACCAAACATCGCTAGCTAGTCAAGCTAATGAAACAGAAGGGGCTAAATTTAATTATCAAAAAGAGTATAATAACGTAATGCAAAAAATGGTAGAAAGTGGTGATATTAGATCTTTAACCAATGATAAAATATTTGGTGGAAGAGTTTTTAAAGATGATTTAATGGAGTCTATACAACTTGGAACTTACGGAGATTTAGGTTTAAGTGAAGAGCAAGTTGCAAAAATGGATCCAACACCTAACACGCCTATATCAGCTGAAGATGCTTCTTATATAACCTCGACTATAATAAAAGACGAAGATATGTTAAAGCCATATTTAGCTGAATATTACACTAACGCATTAGAGCAAAATTACATTAACAATTTAAACGATGATGTAAGATCAGCTATGGAAGTTGAAGGTAAAAAAAATGAACCTATAAAAGAAGAAAAGGGTATTAAATTAAAAGGTGGCACTGTAATAAATGGTGTATATGTGCCAAACAAAGCATAAATAAATATTAACGGGTAACTAACGGAACAGTCATGATAAAATACACATTAAATGGAGAGACCTTTGACGTCGATCCACAAAACGAAATACAATTCAAAATAGATAATCCTGAAGCTAAAATAGTCGAAGAGCCGGGAAAGGATCAAGGGGCAAATCCGCCCCAAAACAATCAACAAGAAAATACGGAATCCAATTTGGAAGATGGTTCTTCGGAATCACCATCAACTGAGCCTATATTAAAATTTGGCGCTAATGGCCCTTATTATGAAGACGCTAGTGGTAAAATAATTAAGCAAGAAGATTTAAATAAAGATCAAAAAAATAAAGTTGAAGAAACAAAAAATTTAGCTTTTGATTTAATTTCAGATAACCCTGATTGGGCTAGTGCCTTTGAGTCTAAAGAAAAAAAAGACAATTTAGAAAAAGAAGAAAAAAAAGAAAAGAAAAATTATTATGGAAATACGGAAATTAAAGATTCATTAGAAAAGGGTCCTGGTTTTATCGACAGCAAACCTAATGAAGTTTTAACTTACGAAAATGCTCCTGAGTGGTTTGATAACAGAGCAATGCTTCATGAAAATCATAAATGGAACGACCAAGTTAGAGATGGTGTTTATAGCGGTAAGTTTGGTTATAACCCTACCACGGGGGCATTAATAAAATTAGATAAAAATGTAGATGTTCCAGAAAAAATACAAGAAGACGCAGAACCTATAGAAGAAGGATTTGATTATTTTAAAACTAAAAAACCAGATTTAGAAAATATAACACACTACACTAACGAAGAGTTTAATGAGATATTTGGTTTAGATGAAGATTTTAATAAAGATAAGGGAGAATTCATTCCAGGACTTCCAAATCCAGGGGTACTTGGAAAAACAAAAATTCCCATAAACAAGTACGAGGATGTTGTTAATTGGTTTAATAATCAAAGTAATTATAGCAACCGTGGATTAAGACTTAATTTTAGTAGTAAAGAAAAATACGGTAAAGTAGAATTATTAAAACGTGGTCAAGAAGAAGGTAGTGGTGTAACGTTTAATATGTCTGATCCAGAGTTTTATAACAATATTAAAGCTCAAATTAATGTAATGGCTAATCCTAATAACCAAAAAGAGGCTTTTGATTATTTAGGTGATTTAATAAGCCCTGAACTACTTAAGCTAACTGATAATGACACAGGTTATTTTCCAGCTAATAGAAAGCTTTTTAAAAGTTCTATAGATTTAATAAATGCTACTATAGCGTCAATGCCATACGAAAGTGATAGAGAAAGAGAAATATTAAATGCTTTACCAAAAGTAGATTGGTCTACAGGAGAGATTGGTACTAGCACTGAATTACAAGCCCCAACTATAAGTGCTACCACATACGATTTTAAAGACCCTCGTATCGATTGGAGTAAAATTAGCGAAGAAGAAATAGCTGAAATGAAAAAAGATTCTGCTTATAATTTTTTATTTGAACCAAATATCAAAGGTTACGGAATGTACGCAAAGGAACATGGATCAACAATTGACATGCCAAAGGATCAGATAGATAACTTTTATAGTAACTCAACTAACGAACGCCAATTAGCTTCAAATTTACAACTGCTAAAAACTCCTGAATGGGGTGGGTACTATCAAACAGACAAGTTTCAATTTATCACCTATTATGAAAAATTTGACGCGGAGTTAGCGGCGGATAATGGTTTAGTAGTATTACCTAATGGAGATAAAGTTAGTTATGATTGGATTTGGGCTAATAGGGATGCTATACATTTTCACAAAACATCAAAACAAAACTTAGACTTTAAAGACAAAGAAAAACAAAGAGCTTTTGAAGAGTCAAACGTAAGCACAAAAGAAGAAGTAAATGGTTTTAAATACAGCGATGATCCAGATAATTGGAAATTGCAATTGTTATTAAATGATTACAAAAAAGGAGCTTATAATTCAGGGTATATTACTTTAGGTTATAACGCAAAGGCTGATAAAAAAATTAATGACGTAGTTGAAGACATAAAAGAATTTGAAGAAAATTACGAGGGAGATGAACCATTAAGCGAGTCAAAAGAGTATAAAAAATTAATTGAAGAAAGAAACTCTTTGTATGAAGATGCTGGATATAGTAAAGACATGATGTTGTATGATGAGAATGGTAAATTTATAGATATAGATCCACTGTGGGAGTGGAACGAGGAAAAGGGTAAGTGGATAAATAAAAACACTAAAGAAGAAATAATACCTACAGTTAACGAGGGTGAAGCTCAGAAAGAAGCTGAATTAAATAATTACGAAGACTTACAACAAATGTATGTTGACGAGGTTATTAATTTAAACACTATTGTTAAACAAATGTATCATCAAGGTCCAGATAGATATCTTGAACAATTTGAAGGTAGTTTTAAATACGCAAAGTATCATCCAGATTTAAAGTTTGCATCTGGCCAAAAAGATGTAATAGCAGAAGCAGCTTTAGCGGGTAATATATTTTTAGGTGATTCACCCTTACCTATTTACCATGAAAGCGCTGAGGGTATACTTGCTGAGTATAATAAATCTATGAAAAGAATGGCTACTCTTTATAGAGCAATGCAGCTTAATATTAATCCAACAAAAGATGATTCACATAGTATGTTGCATGAACTCTGGACTCATACAAAGCGAAAATCAATTGGTGGAGACTATATTATTGGTGATGAGGCTGCAGATTCTTTTGAAAATTTAATTAATGAAGATGGTAGATATACTTTCACTGTAGATCCTGATAAAAGAGAATCTAACTTTAGACAGTGGAGTGAAACAATTACTAAAGGCGTTGTTGATATAGGTGAGTTAACTTTAGCGATAGCGGTTACTAATAGAGCGTTAGGTCTTAGTAAACTCTCAAATTTTTTGCAAAAAGGATATCAAGCTACTAACAGATTTAAAAAATCTTCAAAGTTTACTAAAACTTTAATTAACGCCAATTATAGAGCTCAAAAAACTTTTATTGAGTGGTCCGCAGGTGAAGCATTCTGGAAATCAATGACAGGTAATGATATACAGCAAACCTTTTATTACGATGGTGAAAAAGGCGAGTATGTAATACATCCTTGGGCACCTTGGGCTATGGGTGGTGGTATGACGCTCCACACAGCTGGTAGAACATGGCTTCATCAATCTATGATGAAAAATTCATCAAAGTATAGACTTATGAATGATATAACGCCCGCAACGTTTAATCAGTTTTCAAAAGTGGTAGGTGCTGGTACTACACCAGCGCTTTTATTAGCTAATGGTGAAATTGCAAATCAGTTTCTTACAACTGGTAAAGTAAATTTTAAAAACCAATATGATGAAAATGGAAATCTTGTAGCAGGTAGCGTATTTGGGCCTGAAGGATATAAATCACTTGCTGAAACTATTTTAACGTTTTCAGCTTATAGTATATTTAGAGGTAGAGGAAATCCGTTCTACGAGGCTGCGAAAAAAGATATATTTAAACTTAAAGGTTTAGATGTAGACCAAGTAAAGCACTCAAAAAATCTTAAATTAAAAAATAAAGAAACAAATAAAGACGGTATAATAGATAGTGATGTTATAGATAACTCTGCAAAAAAAGAAACAAAGAAAATTGAAGAAGAAATAAAGAAAACCGAACAAGATTTAAAATTAACAGAAGAACAAAAAGGTAATAAAATAACAGAGTTAGAAAATAAAAAACAAGAAATAAAAGAATCAGCTGAAATGCTACACACTTATAATGTGGTTAATGAAGCAAGAGCTGTAGCAAAAGCAGAAAATAAATATGACGATTACCTATTAAAAGAGTTTTCAGAAACAGATGCTTTTAATCAATTGCGCCAAGGTATAGATAATATGAGTAGTGAGCAGTTAGATTTAATTGGATCAAAATATGGATTAACGCCTGAAGCTTTACAAGTTATGTATAATAAGCTGGGGATAAAACCTGATTCTCAAACAGCTCAATATTATGATTATGTTGTGCAACAAATACAATTGGGTACACGTTTATTAGATGGTATGGGCATATCAAAAACAAGCAAAAAAGGTAAGGAAGCTAGAGGGGAATATTTAAAATCCATGCATGAGTTAAGTTTTAATGAAATGAAAATTAAAGAATTACAAGCTGACTCTAAAACAAACCCAAACAATAAAGCTAAAAATGATGCACAAGTAAAAAAATTAAAAGAAACAAACAAAGAGCTTTACGAAAAAATAGAAAATACAGAAAAAAAGTTTCATTCAAACTTTAAAGAAAGGTTAAAACATGAAAATGATTTTTTAAAAGAAGTTGTAGAGGGTCAAGGTAAAAAGGGAGAATATACTTTTGAGGCAACTAATACTAAAAAATTCAAAGAAAATGTAAAGAACAAAGGCGGTAAATACGATGAAAGTATGGGTGCTTTTATTTCAGCTGATGGAAAAAACATATATGTAGATAAACAAAAAGCATATAACGAAAAATCTTTAGGTAAAGGTATACATGAGGTCGCGCATATGTTATTAATGAATCATTTAAAAACAACTAACAAAGACGGCAAAAGAGTTATTAGTAAAGAAGGTATAGCTACTATAGACTACATGTTAGATATGTTGCCAGGTGGTAGATATGGTAAAGAGTTCTTAGAACTTCAAGAAGCTATAGATTTAAACTATAGATACGAGGTTGATGTAGCGGCTACTAAAAAGATATGGAATCCATATGCACAAAATAATAAAATTATATATAAAAAAGATAAAAATGGTAATCGTATTGAAAATAAAAAAGAAGATTACTATGAGGAATATGTTGGTAAATTAGTTGAGTTTATAAAAGACGGTAAAATAAAATCTTCTCCAAATTTAGGTAGTAGAATAGGTAAAGCGTTTTATCCTGTATTAAAAAAGACTTTTCCTAAATTATATAAGTTTGATATAAATCAATCTAACAGCGCTAAAGCTGGTAAAGACATGATGAAGTTTGTGCAATGGCTTGGTACAATGGGTCCAACTAAAAATGTACTTGACGTTGGTACTGGCGGTAGAGGTTCTAGTGGAAATAACATTCAAACAAGTCGTGATATAAATAGCCAAATATCTAAACTTAAAAAAGGGTCTGAGCCTATTGTTGAAAGTAATAATATTTTACATGATGCGTTAGTTTTAAGAGCTCAAGAAAAATTTGGCGATAATTGGAAAAAAATATTAGATAGTAATACAAAAGAAAATAAAATTAAACAAAAAGAGTTTGTTGAAGAAACATCTGACTTAAGAAATGCTATAGCAAAAAATAACGAAAATGTAGCACATTGGATGTCATCACATCCTAAGTATGGTGGTAAAGGTCAATATAGTGGTATAACTGGTGACATACTAGTTGGTAAAGAAAAGTTTTTTGAAAAGTTTCAAATGGAGTTATACGAGTTAAGTAGATCATATAATCCTGCTAAAAGCAATTCTCCAGGAGCATATATGTTTGATCTTATAAAGAAAAGATACCCAGGGATAATGGATCAATTAGCTCCTGAAACTAGAACTAGATCTTTAACAACAGAAGAAGGTAAAGTTATTGACGTAAAAGATATTTCTAATTACGAACGATTTGAAGATTTAAATATACTTGAAATAGAACTTAAGAAAAGTAATAAAGCCAAACTAACTGAAGAAGCTAATACTCAAATACTACAATCAAAACTTAGAAAAGAAATAGGTATAGAAACCGATGTTCAAAAAGAAAAAATATTTGATCAAGTAAAAAAAGATTTACAAATAACTAAATCTCCTATAGGCGCAACAACAAAAAGTTTTTTAACTTCATTAAAAAAAGTAACTGAAAATTCTCATTACGATGTACTGGATAAGTCATTAACTACTGAAAAGATGATTGAGTTAAAAGATGTTATTTTAGAATCTATACCTATATCTGAATTAGTTCAAATGGGTAAATTTTTACCACAAGGAAATATATTTGTAAAGACGCATAGTCACCCAACAAAAACTAAATGGGGTGCAGAAGTAGAAGTAAAAGAGTTTATGGGAATTAGACCTGAAGGAGGATTTAAATTTAATAAGTCTGGAAAAAACTTATTACCAGAAATGAAAAATCTTTTTGATGTGTTTTCTAAAATGCCTCAAGCTCAACAAAAAGCTTCACCTGAGTACAAAGAGTTTAAGAAAAAATTAAAAGTAGGACTCCCTAAAATATATGAAAGATTAGATGTTGGATTAAATGAGTGGAAAGCTTTTGTTGAAGGAACAACTAAAGGTAAAAGACAGACCGCTGATAAATCTGGTACTAAAGGTAATAATAGAACTAGTGTAATAAAAAAGCTATCTACATCTTTAACTAAAGACGCTATACCAGAGTTACTTGAAACTAATAAAGATTTTGTTGATAGGTACATGGACGTTAAAGGTCTTAAAGAGCAAGTTGAGGCTAAAGCTTTAGTAGAAAAATTTATTAATGATATAGGTAGGCAGCAAGGTTTACAATTTTCTAAAAACATACAATTTGGCGCTAATGAAAAACAAAGGCTTTGGGATATTATTGAAACTACTATGGGTGACTTTCATAGAGTTTTTGATGTAAAAGTTTTAGAAAAAAATAAAGCTCATCTTGCTTTAACAAAAGATTACAAAGACAAGTTAAGTGTAGCTGAAGCTGATATGATTCTTGATTTATTTTTAAAAAATAAAATAAATGATATTGGTTATGTTTTAGAAAAAATAAACCAAAAAATAAAACCTGGTGACACTAGAAATAAAGGAGCTGGAGAACAATGGGGTATTAATAGAATGTTCAAAATAAGAGAGTTAACTGGAATGGAGATTGATTTTATTAGAGAGCAAACAGAAGTTGGTGACGCTGCTGATATACAAGGTAAAATATTAGAAGGTTACAAAGGTCAACCTGGAATATCATTTAATATAGAATATAAATTATCAGCGCAGGGATCACAATACGGTAGTATTAGTGGATCTATGAAAAAAATAGGTAATAAATATACTATATCAACAGTTAATGCAAGAACTGGTATTAATAAGCTAGATGCATATAGTAAAGAAAATAGAGAAAAAATTGAACAGTTATTAAAAGATGTTATTCCTGGCCATAAAATTATGGTAAAAAAATTAAACGATCTAGGAAAAATGGATTTAGACTGGACTAAAGAAGAAAGACAGTCTTTGTTAGATTACAAAAACATTGGCGATCTTTACCCAAATAGAGTTCATACTGATTTTATATTAAAAAAAGGGGTTAATGGTAAAAGTATTTTAAATGGATTAGAGACTATTGGTAAATTTACTGAAACAATACTTGAGGATCACTATATTAATGAAAAGTTATTTTTAGGTAAAGAGCCCTCACGTCATATTATTTTAGGAGATGCTTTATATCATATTGGGCAAAATGTTTTAGGAACAAATACAACAAAAATAGCTGGTACTTTTTTAGGTGGGTTTAGAGGTTTTAAAGCATCTCAATATAAAACAGTTAAAGGAGTTAAAAGTAAAACTGGATTAGTTAGCTTATCATTAAGGTTTCACCCATTTAAACCTGTAATAACTAGTAAGCCTAAAGCTAGAATAACAACAGATTTAGATTTACAAAAAATATTTACTAAAGAAGGTTATGAGGCTTTAAAAGCAAAACAAGCTGCTAAAGCTCAAGGCCAAGCTTCAAAAAACATTAAAAATGTTATTGATTATGCTAATGGTAAAAAGAAAGCACAAGGTGGTTCAGTGTTTGATTTTGATCACACTGTGGCTGTAACTAAATCTGGCGTTAAAGCTAGAGTTCCTAATACAGATGGTAAACCTAAACCAAAGCGTAAAGTTATATTCTTAGCTGGTGGCGCTGGTAGTGGTAAAGGTAACGTAATTAAAAAGTTAAATTTAGAAAAAGATGGTTTTAAAATAGTTAACCAAGATATATCTTTAGAGTGGTTAAAAAAGAATCACGGTTTACCAGAAAACATGCGAGACTTAACATCTGAACAAAGAAGTACATTAGGTAAACTAAGTCATCAAGCTAGGCAAATAGCTAAAAATAAAATGATGAAGTACAAGGGTAATGCTGATGGTGTTGTTGTTGATGGTACTGGTGGATCTGTTAAAGTAATGGAAAAGCTTATTAAAGAGTTTAAGGACAAAGGTTATGATACTAGTATGCTTTTTGTAGAAACATCATTAGATGTAGCCTTAGCACGTAATAGAGCTAGAAAGGAAAGATCATTGCTGGATAAAATTGTGGAACGTAATCACGAGGCTGTACAAAAAAATAAATCACCGTTTAAAGAAATGTTTGGCGAAGGTTTTATGGAAGTTAAAACAGATAAGTTAACAATGGAAAGCCCTATGCCAAAAGAACTTGTAACTAAAATGAGTGAGTTTGTTAGGGGTTACGAAAACATGAGATTAGATGCTGAGCAATTTGCTAGTCAAGGTGAAGCAATTAAAAAGAAAGGTGGTGAATTTGACTTTTCAGAATTTAATAAAGTTGTTGATGGAAAACCAGGTCCATTTTTAGAAAAATTAAGAGAAAGAATAAACGAGTATGGAAATAAAGATGTGTTTATTTTAACAGCTAGACCAGCTCAGTCAGCTTTTGCTATCCC